AGTTGGACGATGGTGTTGTTTTGGACAATTGCAAACATGGGGTTACCTTGCTAAAGCGTTTTGGAATGGGTTTTCTGCGAAAGCCATGTATATAAATGTGCTACCAGAAGCGTTAGTTGAACCATCGGTTGTTCGCAACTTAAAACCGTTGGACAATATATCTAAAGCAAAAGCATTCCCTGCAACAAGGTCTGCGCTACTTGAATCAGGCAACAATATTGTGAGACTGGCGTTGTATGTATCTCTAGATGTATCGTGTAAATGCCAATCACCCGCCACATCTGCTCGTTTGAGCAAAACCCACCGTGGCCTAAACCCCGTGTAAACAAACGGCCCATCAGTTGAAGCGTTACCCGTGTAGCTACCAAATGCGCTGAAGCCTTTGATTGCGGCAAAGCAGTAGGCGACATAAGTTGATGCGCTTGCGTTTACGCCAGTTGATGTTCCAACAGTGAAAACAGAACTTGTTGGCGATGTATTATTCCAAGCGCCGCCTGATGCCGCTGAAGCATTACCCAAATTCAAATAAATAGCGTTGGTATTTCCAAGGCTTGCATGATAAGTAAACCAATCGCCATTGGTTGCAGAATCTCTGCGCTTAACAATAATCATGCTTGGAGCCACACCCAAGCCATGCCCCACAGTAGCGTTAGCACCTGTGCCCGTGTATGTCACCACACTGAACCCGCTGGTCGTATTGGCGCTTACAGACGATGTGATAGAACCGTTGGTATTGGATACAGCAGTGCCGCCAGCCCTCCAATTCCAAGCGACATAAGTTGCGCCTGAATTGTTGTAATCGGTGTTTGTGCTGACCGTGAAACCGTTACTATTAAACGCAGTCAATCCAAACGTATCTGTTGTTTCTGCGCCTGTTGTATCTGAAATCAGAGCTTTGGTTACGCCACGCACAACGTCAGTTAATTTATGGTCAGTAGCCGCAGAGCGTGACTTAATCCAAACCAAATCAGGCTGAAAAGACGCAGACCCCACGGTATTGGCAATTGTGTTGCTCAACAACGTACCCGTATACAGCGTAGCCGCCATGTAACTTGCACCGTTTTGAATAGTGCTTGCTGGCAGGTTGTATGTGTTCAGCGCAACATAGCCTGTGGGTGGGGTATAGCTGAATGGGCGTTGACCAAAGTTGGCAATTTGCGTTGATCCACCGCTTGAACCAGAGCCGCCGAAAAATGCTGGCGTTAAATTAAAACCACTTAAATTAGTAAAAGCCGCATTAGTTCCTGCTGATGGGTTACCACTTGCAATAAAAGTTCCATTTACACCCCACCAAATTTTGCCATTATCTATGTCAAGGGCGCACATAATAATGTCGCCATTGGATAAAGGAGAACCATAAGACGTACCAGCTCCATTGCCATTAACTTTACTGCCGTTTATAGGGTTTAAATACCAAAAATTTGTATTGGCTGAAGTATCACTTTCCCATGTTGCTTTTGATTGGGTAACATCCCCAAATCCAACATGACTGTTAATAAATGGCGTAGTTGCAAGAGCTTCAAAATACCATTTTCCTGTCGTTACTGCTATTGTTCCACCAGCAGTTCTGTAAATACCACCTGAAGCACCGATTGCGGCGTTAAGGTTTGCCGAACTGAAAGTGATGTTATTGTTACTTAACAACGGGTTTAATGTGCAATAGTTAGCCGCAGTCGCACTGGTCAGTGTCGGCACATCAGTCATTGAGTCGTATGTCGATCCCGCTGTCAGGCTGATGTTGTTGGTTGTCCAATTATTGCTGTTTCCACTGAAGTCGTAGCCCAAGGTCGTTGTGCTTGTGATGTTCGTGAAGGGCAGATAGAACCCGTTTGTGCCGTATGTGCCTTTATATGCCGCTGGTTGCCATACGCCAGTGGTGCTGTTGGTTGAGCCAAAAGATGATGGGGTTAGGGCTTGACCGTCAACAAAATTAACTTCAGTTAAATAAATGTTTGGGTAACCAGCAGAACTTCTTTGTCCAATATAATGTGCATTTGCGGCATTTATAAATAAATTAGCATTTTGTGCTGGATAAGTTCCAGTATTAAATGTTAGAGTTTGTTGAACTCCGTTAACATATAAAATAAGTCTATTTGCCGCTGTTGCTTGTGTTGTGTCTAAAACAATCACAATATGATACCAAGCTGAAACATCTCTCAAAACAGCATTTGTAACTACTTCAAAAACAACTGTCGATGAAGTATATTGTCGAAAAGTTAAATTATCTGTTCCTCTAAAATAAATTTCAGTCCAATTAAATCCATCTGGTTGAGAGCAAAAAATTGCTTGCTCTGCGGCTAAACCACTTTTTTTTACCCACCCACTGTAAGTCCATGTTTTTTGATTTGTTGCACTTGCAGGTGTTCGGTTTAAATACGCACTTGCGCTAGAGCGAAACCGCAAAGAACGGGTTAGGTTGTAACCCGTTGGGCCGTTAGCTGATAAAACGGGGAAGGTCATGCTACACCCTGTGAACGGCCTTGCTCGTACAAGTTTGTACCGTCAGAGCGAAACACGAAATAATCTTTAGCCCCTGCCGCAGTGGACAGCGTTGGAGCAGTACCAGCAGTCCACTTGAACACAGCGTTCCATGTCAGCGTGTTAGAGCCAGAGTTTTGGATCACAGCCAAGGCGTAGAAAGCCCCAGACACAAGACTTGACGGTGCTCCAACAGTGCGGTTTGTAGACACAAAAGTAAAGGTAGCCACTTGGCCTGTTGTCGTATCCCAAGCAATTGTGGCGGCATCTGTCAGGGCAATGTTGGGGCTGTAACCCGTACCAACCACACTCCAGCGATTGTTTGTAGGATCAACGCTGAAGTTTGATTTGCTTGCAAATGCCGATGTGCCAGCGCCGTAGGGTATGTAATTGGCAGTAAGGGTTGTGAGGCCAGTGCCACCGTTACCCACAGGTAAAGTTCCAGATACATCAGCGGTCAGCGAAACCGCGCCAAATGTTGGAGCACCTGAAGCGTTGCCGTGCAGTACCGTGGTTGTTGTGCCCGCCGCAGTGGTAGCTAAAACCGTGGTAGTGCTGGCGTATGTGATGCCGTACTGAGTAAACGCGCTGGACTGTCCTGTGCCGCCGTTGGTGTTTGCCAATGTACCTGCAACCGTGACTGCGCCGGATGTGGCCGTAGAAGGGGTCAGGCCAGTTGAGCCAAAAGTGATTGATGATACGTTTGCCGCAACTACAGTTGATGCAACCTTGACGTAATCCGTACCGTTGAAATATGCGATGGCTGTCTCGCCCACGGCTACAGAAATACCTGTCTGCCCGCTGGCCTTCAAAGTAACCGTACTGCCTGTAGCACTGTTGACAACAACGTAGGTCTTGCTTGAAGACGGAGCGGTAATCACTTTGGCTGTGGTCAGTGTGCCCGTAACCTTGATGATGGCAAACTGCGCAGATGCTGTACCCGCGCCTGTCAGGCTTGATACGATGTTGGTCGCCGCGCTTGTTCCGTTGGTATTGGACAGCGTTACTGCGCCATCGTTTGTCAACGTCACCGTACCGGCAACCGCAATATCAACATACTGCGTAATACCGTTGTCAACCATGTCTCCCCATGTGCCGGAGAGTTCCCCTGTGACTGGCAGTGCCAAGCCTAAGAGTGATGAGTATGCTGTAGTCATGAAAAACCCTTATTGCGTATTTAAAACCGCCCAATCGGGGGTTTGCACAGTATCGACATTCTGCCAGTTTGCTGTCTCGCTGTCATCAATTAAACTCCAGTAAAACACGCCCATAGTACCCAATGACCCCGATGCCACGTTGCCCGTCAAGGTTGCGCCCCGCCCGGTCATGGAAACTGTGCCCACAGCCCCTTGCGTTCCCACACCAGTCAACGCAATCGTAATGTTCTGAGTAACTGATCCAACAGCGCCTGTTGCTGCGTTACCGCCAAGAGGCACCGCCACCGCGCCCACCGCGCCTGTTGCCTCGTTCCCCGTCAAATCAACTGTTTTGCCAACCGCCGTAGTTCCCAGCAACCCCGCAGCGTTAACACCCGTCAACGCCAGCGTTACACTCAGTCCTACGTTCCCAACCAATCCAGAAGCAAATGTGCCTGTTTCACCTTCCGCAGAAGCTGGCACTACTGTACCCACAGCCCCAGAAGCCGCTACGCCTGTTAAAGCAAAATCTTTTGCCCCAACAACCGTGCCTGTAAACCCACTTGCCAGCACGCCCGTCAAGGCTTTGGTGCTACTGACAACAACTGATCCGGTTACACCCGAAGCTCCAACACCTGCCAGAGCTATCGTAATGTTGACCGTCTGCGTGCCAACTGCGCCTGCTGCGCCTACGCCCGTAAGGGCGACCGTTATGTTTGAGGCAGGGGTTCCAACAGTACCGGAAGCAGCATTCCCCGTGAGCGGTAACGTACCGCCCCAAGTCCCGCTACCCCAAGCGCCGTCGCCCCATCCCAGAGACATAACAACCTATTAGGTTGTAGACAAGCGCAGCAAAGCTGTGGATGTCGTGTTGCTCGGCATGGTCAGGGTGAACGTACCAGCCGTAATAGTTTGTGAACCAAATGTGTGAACAGACACAGCCTTGTTAGCCTGTGTGCTGTTGTAAATAAACACGGTATCAAACGCAGTACTCAGCGTGACGGTCGTATAAACAATGTTTGCCGAAGGCGTCCAATACCCCACGCCCGCCGTAGCAGACGAGTTGGTAGAAGTTGGAGCCGTTGCCCCTGTTACCGTTACGCCGCCAGCGGTGTAGTTTGTGCCTGTAACTTCCCCCGTTGCCGAGTAAACAGTGGTAGCTGCGTTGATTGTGGCCGACGTCAGGTACAGGGCTGCTTTAAACGTATCAGCAGTGGTTGCCGCACGGATTGGAGATGCCCCAAAGTTGTGGGTTGCGGTCATCAACTCGCCCAAGAACGAGGTGCACATGGATTGTGTGTTTGCCATGATATTTCCTTTATGCCAATGAAGCGGCTACGAGATCAGAGAAAGGGGAAGTCTTGAGCGATACATGCGCCGAACGATGGACAAGCTCCCCATCCAACCAGTACTCAGTCCAAGTTGTGTATTCGACATCATTATCTACGACACCCTCTTGTTTAACAAGCAAAGAATCGTCCATGTCGCCTTTAGTTGTTGTGACCAGCATGAGTGTCCTTATGAGATACGCACGATTGCGCTGTTGGCATCGGCAGTGGGGAAAACAATTTGGAAGGTGGTGTTGCTGACTGCTTTGTCGGAACCGAAGTCCAGAACTGCCACCGACTTGTTGCCTTGCGACGAGTTGTAAATCAGCGCTGCCCGTGCAGTGAACGATGCGCCTGACCAACTGGTGTCGCTGAAGTCTATATAGGCTGTAGGAACCCCGGCCGTGTTGTTACCCGAAGTCGGGCTAACACTGATAACCAACGTGTTCCCGCCTGCCGTGTAGCCTGCGCCCGCTACTTCATTGCTGGTTGTATATACAGTTGTGGTCGCATCCAACGAAGCTGCGGCTGTATACAGCGCAATTTTAAATGTGTTGGGCGACGTTGGGCCAAAGTTGTGCACGGCCTGAAGCAGTTCAACTCTGAACGAGGTGGTGGTGGTTTGGGCAATGCTCATGGAACAGCCACCCTAGTTTGGCCAGAACGGTACGCATCACGGCGCTCCAGACCATCACCCAGACGTTTGGCCAACGCAACAGCTTCTTTGTACTTGGTGTCGTACAAAGCCATCATGTCGGTCTCACCTTTCATGTAGGTGTAGGCTTCAACCAACGAGCCATACAACAGCACGGTATCAAAGTTGTCGCCAAGCCATGTTGTGCTGGCTGTAACAATTGACTCGGGGTAATAGAAGAAGTGAAGCTCAACTGTGTAGTTAGCATCAGGCTTTGGACCCACCATGAAAGACAACTCGGTGGTGATGGTGCTGCCGGATACTGTTGGCCCAAACAAAGCGTAGTACTTGGGAAGCCCGATGTCAGAAGCCTTGGGGTACGCCTGACGGATGAAGTTCACATCTTTGTTTAACAGGTACTCGTAATTTCCACTTGCGTCAACAACCGCCAAAGAATACGTCGCCAAATAATCCGAAGGGGCTGACAAGTATGGCGTTGTGGTTGAAACTACGCCCGTCATGTTTTTACGCAATGACGGAAACTGAATCATGTTGTAAATGCGTTGCTCTGCTTGTGCAACAAAGACAGGGATATTCGCTATGAAAGACGTTTCATAGTTCTCCGTGTAGTCTTCAATCGCCTGTTTCAGAGCAGCGTAGTTCATGCCATCGGGCCTCTGGCCATCACGCCTTTAGTTGCCGCGCCAGTGCCACGGATTTTGATGCCGCTGGTTTTGGTGGGCTCGTTGCCAGCAGACTTGCTGATGCGGCCAATGCTCACATCCATCGAGTCCAGCTTGCTGCGATCTTTACCGTAACCGGGGTTTTCTTCAACAGTCACGGGCTTGCCGCTCATGGTGTGCGGCTTGGCGTAGGCGGCTGCTGGGAGGTTGTTGATCTTGGCCATGGTATTAACCTGTCTTTTGGTTGTTTGCACGGGACATATTGCGGCCAACCCGCATCCGGTCTTCAGACGTAGGGCCACCTTTTTTGAGCTTCAAGGTTGTGCCCTTGCCGCCTTTGTGTTCTTGCGCATCATGCTGCTTGAACGCTTTTTTAATCATGGCCTTGTCCTGCGCCTTGTCCATTTTCATTGATTCCATCTTTGCCATATCAAGCTCCTATCTGTACCGTTACTGTACCAACTTGTGCTGCCATTGCCAAGTAGTTTGGCGTCAGCAGGTCATCATAAGCCCGCGAACCACCAACAGGGTTCCAGCCCCATTGAATGTCACGCGAACCGCCCGTCAAAGAACCCTGTGCGTTGGGTCCGGCCGTCACGTATGTCGTGTCCCGGCGAGGGTTGCGCACGGCCTGTGGATCATCCACTGGATACATGCCCAACTGCAACTGCGGTTGATCTGGGTCCCAGCACGATGTGCAGACCAGCAGATTGTAAATCTTTGTCTTGATGACTTCCTTTTTCAAGGCCGTCAATTTAAACTGGAAGCCGCAGCGATCGCAAATGGCGATACTGTTCTTGCCAGATGCGAAGCGATTGCCCATTTACGTACCGCTTCCAATGAACATCTGGCGGGGCACGAATCGAACCGAAGCCTTCTCGCGGTCTTCATCAGACGCCAACTGCCAAGCCTCATCGTACTGGGCTTTTAAAATTGGCAGCCGCTCAGCCCCGCCCTCGACCTTCAAGGCCAAGTAGTAGGCCAGCCCTGCAACCATGCAAGGAATGAAGCGGAAGGGCACATCCATGACGTTGACGCCACCGCCAGCATCTTGGGTGCGGCGCAGACGCCAGTACACGAACTGATACGTCTGGGTGTTGTCAGGAGTTGGCCAAACGGTAAACGCAGGAACCTGAGTCCAGTAAACCGTAGCGCCTACGGCGTGGGTTGTGGCCAACGTGTTCTGTTGTGCCCGTCCACAGTTGTTCAACGTGCCCGCCGTCGATCCGGCTGTTGGGGTGATGTACCCGTAGCTAATGACTTCGTTGTCCAGTTTGATGAATCCTGCGGCGGGCAGGTTGTTCACGTTGTCGATTGAGATTGTGGTGGCTGTAGCCGAGACTGTTGATGTCACCAAAGCGCCCACCGCGCCGTCTTGGCCAGACATGCGTTGCACCCAGACCTGAATGGGCCGAGCTTGTTGCAATTTGTTCGGGATCGTAGCGTAGGTAGAAACACTGATACGCGTGATGGTCAGATCGGCTTGGGTCGTGGCGCTGTTTGCGCCCGTCCGGATCACATGTTCCAGCAAATCTACCGTGTCGTTTGGCAGTGCGTAGGTGTTCTGGCCGGGGATCAACGTAATCGTCCCCTGCTCAAACGTCCACATGTTCAGGCCACGGTTGGCCCAGTCCGCAAACATAAGATTCAAAGAACGCCGGGCAGTCTTCAGGTCGTACCCAGTGCGCAGCTCTTGACCGCAGCGCTCGAACGCCTCCTCCACGATCTCTGTCAGATCGAGGTTAAACGATGAAACGCCGGATGTAAAAGCCATTATTTAAGCCCCTTAAGGGTTTCTGCCAGACGGGCGCGTTGCCCCATCTTGCCGGGTTTTTTGGCCGCAGCAGCCAACTTCTTGGCAGGGATTGGTTCGCCTTTTTTGGCACCCAATTCTTTGCGCAAAGCTCCGGGCTTCTTGATTGCGTCTTTGATCCAGTTTTTGGTAGCCATTATCTGTACCCCGCTGTTTTTTTGGCTATGCCTTTTGGCTGCGCCACAAACTGTTTACCTGCTGCTTTACCAACACGTTTTGCCTTTGTAGTCGCCGCATATTCTGCGGAGGATAAAGACTTAATCGCCGCTTCTGGAAGATACCGCTCCCCCGTCTTGCTCGATGGTTTGCCAGACTTGGTGCGCCACTTCTGATCGCCCCAGTCTTTCAGGGATTGCTGCGGCGCTTTCATATTAGTCTCGATACCCACCGCCTGCGGCTTTATATTTTTTGGCCACAAGCTGCGCTTTACGGGCTGACCACTGGCCTGCGCCAGTGCCTTGCGTTGCAGAGGCTTTTACTTGCGACACAATCCGCTTGCGCAAACTGGGCTTGGTGTAGTTACCCGCAGCATTAACCCCGCCGCCCTTGGCATACATGTCGACGGTATTGGGGTCGTCCTTGCGGGTGACCTTTTTACCCTTGGGCATTTTGGAGGGGGACATGTCCCCCATCCCACGGCAGGCCATCATGATTTAGCAGGCTTTGCCGCCGGACTTCATGGTGACCATTTTGCCTTTGGTTTTACCCTTAGAGGCCATGCCGTCAATGCCGCTGCCTGTAGGCACGCGGCCCATTGAACCAGACATTGCGGAGCCGCCCATACTCATTTTCTTAGCCGCGCCGCCTTTTTTCATTGCCATTGCTGGCTTAGCGCCGTCTTTTTTCTTAGCCATCATTGCCATGAAGCCGGGGTTCATTTTAGAAGCCATGGTATCACCACCTTTAGAAAATTTGCGGTTCTTGTCCGCGTTGGAAAAATCTTTGCCCACGGATTGTGGGACGCCTACCTTCTTGGCAAACGACGGCGAGTGCGCAATCGCTTCCATGAAATTGTGCTGCTTTTTACTCGTGCTGGGCATTTGACGTCCTCAGATTGTCAATCTTGCGCTCAAGTCGATCAAAGCGGTCAAGTAATTGCTGCATGTCTGCCCTGAATTCAGTTCGCGTAATGTGGTCACGCGCAACTTCTTCCCGGGTCCGATTCAACAAAATGCTGAGCCGATCCAACTCGTCAAACTTGCCTTTAAGCAAAAAGCCCATAACCGCCACAACGGCACTCAGGGCTGCGTTCCAGAGCATCATTTCCATGTCAGCATTTCCATCTTGCTAGTGCAGCCGCCTTGCGGGTAGGCTTGCCTTTTTCGTCTTTCATCGGGCCGGGCATGCCAGACATGCGGGCACAGAATGAATCTTTACGTGGGCCACCTTGGGGCTGTGGCGCCTTCAGGTTACTGCCCGTGGCAGCGTTGTACTTGGCCCGCCCTTTGGCAGTCAAGCCTGCACCTTTCGACACAGGCAGTTTTTCGCCACGGCCAACGGCCAGTGACGGGCCTTTTTTCTTGGGCGCTGCTTTAGCCATAGAAGACGCTCACTGCGGCTAAGTTGACCATGTACGCATACACGCCGTTTTGCGCCAGCATACCTTCGCCGGGCATAACGCTGCTGCCGTTGTTGTAAATATCGTTTGCTGCCACATCAAACGTCATCAACCAGCGGCCTGTGGAGTACACAGCAACGGGCGAACCGGAAATGGTGCCAGAGTTGATGTCAGTGATGGTGAAACTGTTTGCGCTGGCTGTGGCAATTACATAGTTTCCGGGTGTGGCAGAACCGCCTGTACCAGAATCAAAATCAATACCAATTGTCTGTCCAGCCAATAAACCATGCGCCGTCTTGGAAACGGTTATCGTAGCACCAGAACGAGCGTAGGTCACGCTGCTGGAAACAGGGGCAGTGGTTGTATCAAAAAGCACAAACTGACCTGCGGTTGCAGTGCCAACAAAAGCGACAGCTTTAACACGCACACGGTCAAGAACCATAAACCCGGACTGGTTTAGGTGCGCCTGTTTTACGTCGTATTGCATCGTCATAATCAATCTCCTTTAAAACGGGGGCCGAAGCCCCCAAGATCAATTAAGCAGACGCTGGAGACTGAGTGCCGTCAGAGTTTGCTACTGCGTAAACAATGGTGTACTGAACAGTCCCTGCGGTAACGTCAGCAACTGTAGGGGTCAATACTGCATTGACGGTTACGTCTGTAGCACCAACACCAGCACCGTTTGGAGAAGCTGTAGTAGCTGCGCCAGCCCAATTGCCTAATTTAGCAGCAGCATTAGTGTTAGCCAAACGACCTTGTGCAGTGATGTCAGATGACGCCCAGTATAAGTTAGTTGTGCCTGTAACACCAATCACCACGTTGGCTGCGGTAGAGCCTGTAAAAGCCACCAAGGTATCAATAAAAATATTGACAATCTGTGCGCCTGCGGGGATTGTGCACAGGGCTGTGGTAACAGCGGTTGCGGCTACGGAACCGGTATAAGCTACTTTTTTGGTCTGGCTAACTAGTGTAGTACCAGTGTTTTGAATCGTGCCAGCAGTAGTGCCGGAAGTGGTTTTGACAGTGCCGAGCAGCCAAGGGCCAAGGTGTGTTGCGAATCCCATGATATTTCCTTCATGCAGTTAAAGGTGTATCAATCTTGCATGACGTCCGCCGGGACGGTTTGATACACCGGTAGGCCCGGATGGCCCAATATACACCAAAAGAAAAAGGGGCGCAAGGCCCCTTTTTCACTTTATCAGGTTGAACCTGAAGAACCCCACATACCGAGGGGATCAGACCAGCCGAACGAATAACGCTCGCGGGCCTTGTAGCGGACGTTACCAGTGTCGAAGTCACCGTCCATAGAGTTCGTCAAAGGCGAACGCTCAAAGTGCTTCAGACCGTTTGGCACGTCTGTTGTCAAGAACCAAGCATTGACGTCGGTCAGATAGTGGTTAATTGCGTAACCTTCTGGGATCGAACCGTTGTTCTTCAATGCGTTGATGTCGTTGTCAGTTGTGCCAACACGCAGGCTGGTTTCCAACAAGCGGGTTGCAACGAATTGCAGTGCTGGAGGAATAATCAGTTTGCGGGGTTGAGCAGCGATCAACAGACCACGTTCATCGGTCCAAGCAGCGATCTGAATAACAGCGTTTTCCAACGATGTTTCGTTCAAGTCGACTGCAACGCTTGGGCTGTTGTAGTTCACACCACCGTTAATGAGTGGGTGACCAACGCGAGTGCTGGAAGAGTTCACACCGAACAGCGACACACCGTCACCACCCAAGTAAGAGCCGCTGAAACCGTTGTTCAGAACGGAAGCACCCTTAACTTGCTTGGTGTAGGCCATGGCGCGTGCCAAAGACTTGGTGTAGCGAGCAGACAGGCTGTCGTACAAGTTGTCTTCAACAGCTTCTTCAGTGATGGAGAAGCCCAAGGCGATGGTCTCGTGGCTGTAACGGGCAGTGAACGCTTCCTGCGCATTGTCATAAGCAATGGCAGAACCTTCGTTCTTGACCGGAGCAGCGCCGAAACCGGCCAGCTTGGTTTCTTCTTCAAAGCTACGCTCAGATTTCTCTGTTTCGTAGATTTCTTTGTGCTCTTCGCCGTAGCGTGCGTACTCCATACCGAACAAAGCGTTCAGACCGGGAAGCAATTCTTTGAGCAGTTGTGCGCGTGAAATAGCCATGATTTAGCTCCTTTTACAGACCAACAGCGTTGCTGTAAGAGTGGTATCCGGGGTTAAACTTCACCAGAATGTCAGTATATGCGTCACCCGCAACCGAGAAGCCTTGCATGTTCACAAAGCCAATAACGCGGAAAGCGCCAGTGGTTGTTTGTGCTGTAGCACTTACGGAAGTAGTTGAGTTGCCAGTGGTGGTGCTACCTGTGGAGGTAGATTGCGCAGCACTCAGAACTACGTTAGCGCCCAAAGCAGCAAAAGTCAAACTGCCGTCGGCCTGCACTTGGAATACAGCGCGGTCATCATCAATGACGTATGCAGTAATAGTCGTGCCAGTAGGTGCCACATAGTTGGCTGGGTAGTACTGAGCGTAGATCACCTGACCCTGTGCGTTCACATAGGAGCAGCCGACAAACACACCAACACAACCTGTGTTAGCAGTACCAGTGGGGAAACCATTGGTAGTTGCGTCAGCACCAGTCGATGTAGCGATTTGCAAATAACCTGTAGAAGCAACATACACGAGTGAACCATTGAAGATGTTCGTGTTGTACCCAGCAGGGTTGATGGGGAACTGTCGAGTGCTACCTGAATAAGGTAGGCCACCCAACTCGTTCACGGCTTTAAAGCCGTAGGGAGAAGCGGTAGATGCCATTTAGGGCTCCTAATTTACTTTGAACCTGAACCAAATCCTTGTCCGCGACTGGTCGTTGACTTGCGGTCAGCAAACAGAGGCATTCGAGGGTCATTGTTTCGCATGAAGTGGTTGTCCACTGAATCCATCTGGGTCTGCGCCTGACGGTTGTAATACTCCTCACGGGCTTGCATCTTCTCAACGGGGCACTTGCAGAGCATGAGCCCCCCGATTTCGACGTTACCTGTGGCAGCATTGCCATACATTTGCAATTCCGGATGGTCTGCTGCCTTCACTGGCTCCCAACCTTCGCGCATCTTGGTAGATACGTTGCGGGTCTCAGCTTGTCCAAGAACGTGTGTCGCAATCCAGCGAAACGCAATTCCCGGCTCGGGGGTCGGATCAGGCAGCGATGTCGGCGGTACGTATACAGCACGAGCAGATTTTTCGCGTGACACAAGGTCACGAGGGTTACGAGTTTCAGCCATTTCAGTTCTCCAGTTTCTGTACTTGTACAGCGTATTGCTGCGGGGTTAATCCAAGTTTTTTTGCCAGTGCCACTTGCGTGGTTGTCAAACGAACTTTTCCAGCGCTCGTTGACCGAGACGCCGACGCAACAACAGTTGTGGGTCGCCTATTGGACTGACTCTTGTCTTCGCGCCCAAATAACTCTGGGAACTTGGACTTCATGCGACCATCAATTTGGTCGAAATATTCATTCGAGCGGGGATCAACTCCACCGTTGACTAGTTTTTGATGCAGCCCTAATGCGTAGCTGGTGTATTCCTCGAACCCTGAGGAGCCGAACCACTGGTTTTTTGCCTGCCAGCGCAGAGATTGTTCGTCCGGCTCAACCCGTTGGGGTTCTCGTAATTGTGTTTGTACAGGAATTTCTGTTTCCTGTAAAGGGGTGGGGCGATAATTTTTTGCCGCTTCAAAACGCATCTTTGCATCCGTCATTGCTTCCTGTGCGGCAATGATGGCGTCAGTGTCAAATGCCTCGTGAGCATCTTTCAACTGGCGACGTGCTTTGTCCATTTCGGACTCCGCCTTCTCGCGTGAGGTGGTGGCAAACGCTTCCTGCCCATAATTCACGGTCTTCTTCAGGTTGTTGTTCTCCTGAATCAACTGCTGTGCAAGACGTTCCAGCTCTTGCTTCTCGCGCATCGTGGCTTCTTTAACGCGGCGCTCGTCGTGCCGGGCATGGGTCAGCTCTTTGATCCGCTGCTGGACTTTGCCAGAGTAGCTCTCGATTTCTTCTTCAGACGGGTCTTCAACCACCTTGTTCAGGGGCTGACGACCACGGTCTTGCTCGGGCGTATCGTCAACGATCTCGACGTCAATTTCGCCTTCGCCTTCGATTTCAATCTCAACTTTGGTGTCTTCGATCTCGTCGGGGAATTTAAACGCTTCCATAACTACTCCTTAAGCGCGGGTGATTCCGCGTGGGTCTTGCACAACAGCATCAACTTGGTCGTCGTTGATGAGACGGAACTCTTTACCGAAAATCTTCACCCTTGTACCGGAATACGTACGGACCAAGATGAAATCTCCGGGTTGGCACCAAGCACCTGTGGGGAACTTGGCGGTGTCCTTGTACGCATCAGGGCCGTGCTTCAAGACAAACAACACCGTGGTGGCGTGCTCTTCCTGACGTAAGACATCTGACGGTTTAACAAGGTCCAGTGTGGTCCCGGAATAACGCTCTTCAACGTCAGGCACGGCGCACAGCAGTTTGTAGCCTGACGGATCAGGCAGTTGACGAGCTTTTTCATCCAGTGTGGCCGTTGGGGACGGCGCATCTGTGGCTTGAATTGTCTCGGGTAATGCGAACGAGCCGGGGCTCAGATCGAGGTCACTCATTGGCTTTCTCCACTTTCTCTGCAAGGTCAAGGACATAACGCTCTGCAAGAGCCAGACCCTGAATGGTCCCGCAGAGTTTTTGATACTCGTCAAACGAGCGACATGCGCCCCCCGCCAAATCATCGGCGTAGTTGTTCATGTCAGTGCGTATTTGTTCGCGCAATACGCGTGCGAAGTCTTGGATCATTTGAGTGTGTTATCCGGTTTTGAATTGGCCATCATCTGGGCGGTTTGCAAAGCGTTTTGGGCTTTGTGTTTGGCGATGTCAATACCCATCCTGACTCCGCTCTGTTCGTCAGCAGACTGTTGCTTGGCCTGACTCTCTTTGATCTGGACGCCCAGACGCATGGAATCAAGTTGCAAGTTACCTTCTACTTTCTGTTCTTCCAGCTTTTGCTTGTCGGCGGCCGTAGCGGCGGCGACAGACAACTTCTGCTTTTCCAACTCCAACTGCTGGGCTTTGATCTGCACTTCCTGCTGCTTAATCTGCAACTCAGCTTGTTGCATTTGTACAACAGGGTCTTGCTGCTGTTGTTGGGCTTGCTGCTGCGCAGCCATCGCTTGGCTCTGTTGCAACACTTGCTGCGCGGCTTGGGCCATCATGGCTGACAAGGCAATCTCCATTTCTGGTGGCAGCTTCTCGTCTTCGGGCGGCAAGGGCATGCCCAGTTGCTGCTCGATCTTCTGGCGATACCCAAAGCCAACGTGCTCGGCAATGTGCGCTTGCATTGCTGCCATCATCTTCCCGGCTTGCGGGTTCTGACCAATCAACGCCATAACGATGGGGTCTTTCATGGGCGCGGTGTGGACAGCGATGTGCGACTCGTGGTCTTGGTGCAGGAACGCCTTGACAGGTTTTCCCTTAAGAACTGCTTGGTTCTCCGACACAGGGTCCATCGGCTTCATGTCCTCTTCGATCGGCACCAGCTTGTCGGCGTTCTTGATGCCCAGCACCTCCAGCATGTTGCGGTGCAACTGTGGCAAGTCGTAAATGTCCGGGGCCATCTGCGCCATCTGAATCACAGCCTGATACTGGATTACGCGCTGGCTCATGGTGGCCGCGTTCGGATCGCTCACAGGGATCACGTCGACCAGATCGTAGTCTTCTTTCTTGGCTTTGCGTGAGCCGTACTCAGGGTCGTACGTGTAGTCTGGGTCGGTGTAGTCGCGGATGATGTCTTTGAGCAGACGCAGTTCTTGCTTCAGGGCAAAGTGCACCCGGGCCTGCACGGCCGTCATCACCTTGAGTTGGCGCTCCAGCAACGCAAGCGTTGTGCCCACCGGGGCTTGGGCAGACATGTCGCTGACCTTCATGTCCGCTGTTGCGGCAAAACGACGGCCCTCGTCCACAATGTTCTGGAGCAAGGTGTACAGGACGCTTGATGGCTCCTTGTACGGCAACGGCAGAATGCTGTCGCGGATGCTGCCTGACGCGACGTCTACGTCTCGGAACTCACCCGGCGCAATGGGTGTGTCATCACCCTTAATCCGAAGGCCACGCGATTTAAGTCCGCCGGGCAGATTAGAAAGAGTTCCTGCGTCGACCAGTTGACGCATAAGCGAGGTGGCGGATTTTGCAAAACCACCGATGAGGTGGAAGAGCCCGAAGCCGTAGGCTCCAAATCCGGGGATGTATTGGTAGTGGACGAAGTGCTGGCGCTTGAGTTTGAGATCATCGTCTTCTTTCCAGTTGCGGCGAATCGACAGGACGTCGTTCGTGCCTTTAATCAGCGTGACCACGTACGGTAACAGAATACCAGTGGGCTCGCCGTCTTCATCCACGTCTTCAAACCCTTCAAGGTCCAAGTCGGCGTGGCACTCGTACAAAGTGAACCGATCGTCGTTCAGATCACTGAACCCGGTCTCTTTGTCTTTGGCTTTTTGAATGTCAGTCTGCGCCCGGCTGGGCTCGCCCAGATCAACGTCGCGGTAGAACCCTGCGGCTTGCAGCTTGACGATCTCGTTCTTGGTCTTGCGCATGACGTGCGTGACGCGGTAGCAAGTGTCCATGTCTGTGGCCCCGTACGGGAGCAGCATGTCCTCGGCCGGAACAAAGAGAGATACCTGACGGCCCAGACCCGGGTCAAAATACACCTTCTTGAACGCCGAACCCGTGGCCGGAAGGCTCCAGAGCATGCGCTCGTGCTCTGGTCGGAACTCTTTCATCACGTCTGTCAGCTCGTGATTCATGTCTTCTTGGATGTTTGCCGCGATTTCTTTGTTCTCGGGGGTCACTTTTCCAATGATTTTGGTCTTCACGGGCCCCTGCGCAGGGAACGTTTCAGTGATTGTCTCGGCTTGGAACCGCACCACAGCCTCTGTAATCATGGGGTGGAACACGCCGCAAGCCCCATTCCAAGGCTCTGTGCGCTCTTCCATCTGCAAACCCAGCAGTTTCAGCCCCTCTGTGTATGATTTTTCCCAGTCTTTGCGACTGTTTTTGTCGTTCTCAATGTCCCGGACCAGATCGCTGGCCATGGCACTGATCTTGCTATCGTCTATGTACTCGGCCAAGTTATCGTCGAAGCCTTCTTCGTCTGGTTCGCCGGGCGTCAACGTAATCTCCATGCCATCCATGCCGATCGTGACCTCTTCGGGGTCAACAATCTCGATCTCCAGCGGGGATTCACCCATTGCTGCCTCGTCGATCCCCATTGGCTGTTGGTACAGCGCCTTGTCTATGTTCGTTGCCATTGGTTTTCCTTAATAGTATGCAGCCTTGCGGGCGTATTGGTACAGATCGTCCTTCTCGTCGGAGTCCAGCGCGATAAATCCGCCTTGGCGGAACCGCATGAGCGCCTGAGTTGTCGTATCCACAAAGTCGTCGTGCTCTCCAACCGGGAAAGCCGCCATTTCTTCAATCACTTCTCGCGCCCAGCGCGTGTCGGGGGCCCAAACCATGCCAGAAGCAAACAGATCGGACACCGCATTTAATCGTACCATCTTGTCGTTGCCCCGGCTAGGGTTCGTTTCCTGCACCGGTATGCCCATGGCCCGCAGTTCTTGGATCAGCGGCGCACCCGACGCCTTCTTCTCCACAATGAACGCATCAGGCTCCCATTCTTTCCAGTGTTTGAGCGCTGCGGTCTTCAAGTCGGGGAATGTCATGCGGTCCTTGAACGCATCGAGCAGGATGATCTGGGGTTTGTCCCCTTCTTCCTCGTTGTAGAACACGCCCCACGTCGTGCAAGCGCTGTAGTCGGAGTTGTTCTTGACTTCAAACGCCGTGTCCCAGCTTTGGATCACGTAGTCGCAGGTCGGCGGGTTGTCGCTTGGCCACATTCGCCACATCTTGCGTGAGACGATCGCGCTTGACTCGCTGGTG